CTCCATTGCCGGAAGCTACGTCAGCATATGGAACACCATAATTAACTAATTATACGGGGCGGGATATTCCCTTGGGGACTCGCCCAGTACAAGTTCTAAATAAATATTAGTGCCGTCGTCTCACAAACAAAAATTTAATATTATTATATTTTTCTGATATTACCTTAATATAATTTGACAAAATTCGATGAATGTATTAAGTATTAACTATCGATATTTTCTTGATGTGTTTTGCTTTTTGCGCGTTTAGCATCGCGCCCTGAACGAACCCCCTTTAAAAATCGTTTTCACTTTGCGTCACGCAAATGCGTGCTGCTATTCTTATTGCTATGAAAGGGTTCTTATGACCACTGGCACAGTTAAATGGTTCGATTCCACCAAGGGTTTTGGCTTCATTCAGCCTGATAACGGCGGCCTCCATGCGTTTGTTCACATATCTGCTGTCGAGCGCGCCGGAATGCCCGAACTCATCGAAGGCCAGAAAATCGGCTACGATCTGGAACGCGACAACAAGTCGGGCAGGATGTCGGCTGGTAATCTCCAGGCTACATAAATAGTATTCTTCTTTCCCTTGACCACGGATGTACTGGCACTGTTGAAAGAAGGTTACTTTCTGGGTCAGGCATTGCCTGACCTTTTTTCATGAGGAATTCATTTATGTCAATTGAAACGCAAACAACCTACACAAAAGAGACGCTCTTCAAGCCAATTTCATCTGTTAAAGAGTCGATCGCAGAGAGAATAGATCGTACTGCACGTTCTATTCAAAAGGTCGAGACGGATGCTCGAATTGCAAAGACCCTACGTCTCAGGAAAGCTCGGATGGAATATGAACAAACTATTGTTCCTTCAGTGGCAAAGAAGAAGAGAACACGGAAACCACATTAAGGCTAGCGCAGGAGTAATTTCTACCTTTTCATGTTTCCCGAAAAGGTATTTATGGACGGCCCGAAGGCCGCCCTTGTATTGCTGACTAAAGCTGCGTCCTAACAACCGGCGCCGGCTCACACTGAAGTGAGTGCTTGGCGATGCCTTCGAAAACGATGAATTTTTCGCCTGGATAGGTTCGAGCCAGCCTCTCAGCTTCATTGGCTGCATCCAGCGTGTTTGAATAAGCAGCCGCTTCTGGATCGACGATCGTCGAGCCAACGTCAGACCAATTGTGTGGTTCACGAGTTACAAAAAACAATTTCATTTCAACCTCATATAAAAATGGGTGGCACAATGGCCACGCTGTTAACGTAATAAGCCACGCTTGTTGGCCTGCCGAATTCCGCCAGTCACGGACAGAACGAAGTTACTGCTTTCACTCCAAGTCTTAATTCCCTGTGCCACGCCTTGCTGCACCATATTGGCAACCTCAGCGTTACCAGTGGCGCCGCTTACATTGACGTTGATCACCGGCGAGCTATTGACGGAGTTGTCTGTCCGCGAGTTGTCAGTGTTAGAGCTTCCCGCGACCAACTGAGCGGCCGAGGGAATAACTGGGACGGGTATCGATGCGCGGGGAGGCATCGGCGCCGGAATGCCGATCTTTCCACCGTTGCTAAACTCGGGAAGCCGCCCAGCATTCATGGCTTCAAGGATCGGCAAGAACTTCTGCGTGGCGTTGGCGTTCACCATAAACTCGCCATTGCTGCCCCACATGAGCACCTTGTCGTCTCTTGGGCCACCAGGACCGCGAACGCGACCGCCGCCTGCATAACCCGGAATAGGTCCGCCGTCTTTTCGCCCAATAAGGCCACCCAGCAAACTGCCGGACGTACCGAAGATGCCATCGAATAGCGACTGAGATAGAATGTCCAAAAGCTTATCCAAGACTTTGCCTAAAGCGTCCGCAAAGGCTTCAGCGGCATTCTTGCCTGACGCGAGGTCACTAACCAAACCCTTGAAAGCGCCAAGCTCTGTCGATCGCCATTCTTCCGACTTCTGCTGGATTTTGGCTTGCGCCTCACTCAGCTGGTTCGCTTCGACTGTTGCTAACGCCCATTGTTCAGCTGTTGCTGCAATCTCAGCTCGCAGCGCCGGTGTCACTTCCACACCAGCCTTCTGTGCCGCATTGAGCAATTCCTGCTCGGTTCGCGCTCTTTCCACTGCATAGCCATAATCGTCGATCAACGGATTGATCTGGCGTTGAGCCTCGGTCTCGGCAATCAGTGCTGATGTTCGGTCCGTGATGCTTTGGATGTCGCCGTCGAACTTATCGTCGGGTGTTTTCTTTTCCTTCTTAGGCTTCTTACCTTCAGCAGTTCGTGACCTGTCGCCGGCGAGTTCAGCCTCAGCAATGCGCTTGATTTGATCTTCCGTAAGCTTGGCATTTTCCGATTCAGAACGCTTCCGAACTTCCGCGATCTTGTTTTCAAGGGCGAATTGATCCTTACCCAGCTGAGCTTTGCGCAACGCATTGCGTTCATATTCAGCAGCGGCTTCGTTCTCAGCTTTACGCTGGAGAATATAAGGATCGGCGGTTGCGCGAGATGCCTTGTTTTCATCGGGACCGAGAGGGTAGGCTTCACGCATTGTTTGCAATGCGGCTGCTGCGACCGAACGCACATTGCCAAGAACCGTAATTGCCTGAGCCATTTTCGCGAAGAACTGGCTCATGTCCGGATTAGCTTGCGACAGACCGTTGATTGCGCGCACCGCATCTTCTGCACTGATTTCGGCCTTATCGAATTTGTCGATAATATTTTGGGTGTCAGACTTTAGCTGTGGGCTGATTTCGCCTTTTGTTGCAAGTACATCCAGATGGTCCGCAAGATCCTGCACATTCTGAGTGACAACCGTTAGTTCGGGCATCTCGCCGACTCTCGTCGACATTGCCTGCAAACCACCCATATGCGTGATCGTTTCAAGCACACGCTTGTTCAGTTCAACAACGGCGTCGCTGACAGGCGTGTTATTGATCGCCTCGAGGCGTTCTTTGACTTTTTCGGCGGTTATCTGAAAACTTTGATATTCAGCGATAACCTTCGCGATCTCTTTGCGCGCTGCGGCGTCTTCATTGGAAAGCGAGGATGCACCAGCACCACCCCGAACTGGAAGCATTGCTTCGGTCGACAACCAATCAAGATCGTCGCCCTGTCCAAAGAAACGACTACCCAGCCCTCCCTTCCGCAACCGCTCCAGCTCGTCAGCAATATTCTTGAGCTTACGCGCCTTGGCCGCATCAGTTAGTTTATCGAGCGCTTCCGCAGCTTGATCAATTCCCTCAGCAGTCTGCGGCGCGACAAGGCCGAGACGCTCCATTTCGGCGCGCAGTTGGTCAGAATTCTGCTTCGCTTCCATGGCCTTCAGCGTGTAATTGCCAACGGCCAAAACGAGCGCGCCACCAATGATCGCACCGAGAGGACCGGCAGCAGCACCAAGACCACCGAGAGCAGAAGCCATCTGGCCGGCGCTCTGTGCGGCTTTCATCGCCTGAGTGAACTTTACGACTGCAGCAGTTGTCGAACCGAGCGTGCGCACCAATCCGCCCAGTGAGCGGCCGATGATAGCGCCTGCAAACACCGCCGCCACCTGCATACCAGCGTCGGCAACCTTATCGAAGTTGTCAGCGATCAGGATCAGCGCTTGCGACATGGTCGACGATGCCGTCGTCACGTTGTCCACATTGCCGACATATTGCAGCAGAGCATTATTCAGAAGCGTAAAGCCGTCGCCGATCGTTGCTGGCATGTCTTCGGCTTCTTTACGCAGAACCGCCATCTGGCTCGTCAGGCTCTTTACGATATCGTTGCCGGTAATCTTGCCCTGAGATCCGAGCGCACGCAGGCCGCTGACCGTTGTGCCAAGTCCAGCTGCAAGTGCTTCGGCTGCACGGCCACCGACTTCGATGACAGTATTCAGATTATCGCCGGACAGCTTGCCTACAGCCATGGCCTTCGCCAGCGCATCAATCACACGCGCGGCGCGCTCACCTTTCGCACCAGACACGACGAGCGCATTGTTCAACGCTTCAGTGTAATCGAGTGATTGGTTGGTCGAATAACCCAGGTCGCGCAATGCTGTCGAATTGGAAAGATAGCTCTCGGCTGTTTGTGTCAGATCGGAATATGTTCGCCGTGCCATTTGGCCGAGGCGTTCCATGACCTGCGTGCCTTCACGGGTCGAGCCTGCAGCCAGATCCACGCGAGACGTCAGATCAGTCCATGTATCTGTGAGCTTACGAAGCTCGTTCAAGCCGACGACAGAGCCGACAGCAGCCAGTCCCTTGTTTATGCCGCTCCCCAGAGGCTTGTCAAAGCTGGCGTCAAGCTGACTGCGCAGACGCTTTGCGCTTTCCTCAATCTGTCGAAAATTCTGATCGGCAGTTTTGGCCATCTGGTTCAGCGTTTTGTCTGAGCTCTTACCGATGGCGTTAATCGACTCCTCAATGCGTTTTTGCGCGCGACGCAGAGACGCCACATCAGCGGAGATCGAAAGAATGATATCGTCGTTATTGCTCTCGTCGGCCACGCGGACCTCCTAAAAAGAAAAAGGCCGCACGAGGCGGCCTGAAATTAACTTCCGTATTTGCTGATGAGATCGTCGAGCTGATCCTGACTTGGAGCATCGATCTGTTTCTTGCCGCCGCGGGCTATAGCGAAGCCCTCCAAGGCAGACAGAAATTCGCTCAGTGACGAATTCCAAAAAGTATCAGGCGTCCATCGCAGGACGCCAAAGGCTGACTGTTGCCATTCTCGCCAGGGAAACTCCGCCTCTACACTGTCGCCCCGGCTTCCCCGTTTCCCGATTGCTCGTCCTTGAAATGATGCGCAAGTGCTGCTTCAAAGGCTTTTGAGAGCGCTGGAAAATGGCCGAATTTTAGAACAGCTAGGGCAGCAGAAGCATCGCCGCGAACTGTCAAATGACGGATCGCTGACATTGCAGCTGCAACTTCGACATTGGAAAGGCGATCAAAGAGATCCTGCATTGATTTGCAGCCGAGATCGGTCGAAACCGCTGCCAGACCGCCCATGGTTGCTGCAATCACGATATCGACGCCACCAATGGTGACGCCGACTTCGCCGCGAGCCCCGTTAACAGGGAACTGCATTCTTATACCTCAGCTTCGAATTCAAGCGGGCCGGCCGCTTCGAATGTAGCTGAAAAGTCCATCATGCCTTCAACCTCGCCGCTGAATTCGAAATCAGTCACAAACCAGGGGCCAGTGTAAGAACCGAGACCCGGAACGATCACGCGGGCATTGAAGATGGTCGCCTCATTCACATGATTGATAAAAGTCGCGCTGTCTGCGCCTGCGACGAACTTACCGGAGCCGGTAAAGGTGCGCTGCTTGATACCCGGTACGCCAGTTTTCTGAGGCGTTGCTTCCGGATTGTTGCAATCAGGAATCGTGGTATCGACGCTGTTGGCCGACATGTTGAAAGAGCGCGTGGTGATGCCGCAGAGGTTATTGAAAACCTCCGGAGAAGCGCCGTTGCCGATCTGAATGAGAAGAAGACGGCCGATTTGCTGACCAGTAGCCATATGGAAATTTCCTTTGAACACAAAAAAGCCCGCCGAAAAGGCAGGCTGGGAGGATTTGATTTTTGGGGGTGACTAGAGCTTGTCGACGTAAGCGGTGAGCTCGATCACGGCATGGGAGTGAATGCCGTCGAGATCGCGAAATGTCCGTGTTTGTCGATGATGAAGGCTGATGAGACGATTTGACAGAAGCTGCAGAGGAGCGTCATGCAACGCGTCTGCAACCGCTTCTGCTACTTTCTTCACCTCGGTAAAGCCACCGCCGTAGTTCGACCATGCATGAAGCGTGGCATAAATTACGCGGGAGCCTACACAGGTGACGTCGGCCCGATGTTCGTCAAAATCGCCCATCACAACGTAAGGCGGTATTGCTTCAGGCGGCGCCATGTCGAAGATGTTCTCACCGACAAGACTTGTTAAAGCTGGTGTTGCCAGCAGGTGCGAAACGATCGCACCTTGCAGTTCGAGAGAAGCTGAACTCATCGACTTTTTAGCGCCTCCCGAATGCCTTTGTTCATGGCGTTACGTATGCGGCTCATTGCCTTTTTCCGCATACCTCGCCAAACGGGGAAGACATGCGGCTGAGCTGGTGTCGCGCCGTGGGCTTGTGATCCCTTGGTCATCACCTTGCCAGATTTGTAGCGCCGATCAGCACGGCGCGCTTGAGCGCCGCTTGCCTTGGTTCCGAACTCGATAAACCGCCAGATGAAATTCGCGTAGACACCCACTGCAGTCGGATCTTTCGACTTCTTGGCGCCGAAGACAATTTTGTCGGGATTGTCGGACTGGAGGCCAGCGCGAATGCTTTCTGCGTAATCACCGGATAGACGTGGCGCGCGCGCTTTGATGGCTGCAGCTGCTTCTTCAGCAACCTGAAACTTGACCTCATCCATTTTCTCGATCGCCTTGGGAGCGATCTTGCGGATTTTATTCGTCAGTTCCACGCGGCCTAAAAGTTTCGCTCGAAGCACGATCAACCACCACCTTCATCAGTCACCATGGCCTCGATGTGGGCGTTGCTTTCATCGGGGTTCATGATCGATTTGATATTGTAGGTGCGATCGTTCCGCGCGTTTCTAATGCGCCATGCCGGGGTAACAAGGCGCGTTCGGCTATTTGAGTGCACTGTCAGAGTGTAGGGCTGTATACCTTCAAGCCGTGCCGCAATGACAGTCTCAGATCCAAGACGCGGACGCAGCCGGGCACGCTCTTCGAACTTGTCGACCCATTCGCCGCGAACGCCACCACCTTCATCTCTGACATTTTCGCGCTGTTGGAAAACAACGCGTTCATTCATAGCCGCGTTAGGCGTCCGTGGTGTTTTCGACATTCGGCAGCTCACCTTTTCGTGGTGTTTTCAAACGAGATGCTTTGCCACTCGCAATCGCGGCCGCAGCGCACGGCGTGGTGACAAGGCCAGACCAACCAGCCTTGTAAGCGACGGTGACAGCCGGAGT